GAGGAAATGACAGATCAGATAATCTGGGGTAGAATGCTAAACAAGCGTCTTCCGAAGCTCTCACTGAAGCGTGGTGTTGCTGCACCTACCTGGTGGAGGTCGTACAGGTCTGGTGACACCAGTGTGATTGCAACCAGAGGCCTAAGAGACATTGTTGCCTGGGAAGGCAGCACCCCTATGTACAAGAGATCTCCCTTAGATCCTTCCATCTGGAAGGACTCTGGTCTGGGTGCCGACACACTAACGGAGGGACTGGATCACAGCACGGACAGGTACAAGAGAAACATGCTAATGAGGATGGTGTTTGACAAGCAATGCCCGATGCCCGGCAGCGAGAGCTCTGCTTACGTGCAGGAGTGGATCAGCAAGTCAGACCAGAAACCTGAGTCGCACAAGGACCCAGCAAGGTCCATATTCTCCGCAGCATTGATGGTTAGGTTTGTGAAGTCCTACATGGAGCTCTCAGTCGGGAAGACTATGTCAGAGCACCCAGCGTTCATCATAGGTGCATCGCCGGCCAAGCTAGAGACCCGTTTGCGGGGGTTGGTTAGCCCAGTGACCTCGACTGGTGGCACACCGTTCTACTATAGCTTCGACGTAGCTGGCTGGTCGCCCCGTATGCCTGCGGCTGTTCAAGACATGTCGCACGACATCTGGTACAGGCTGACTGGTGACGATACATGGCGCAGGTCCAGCAGAGCCATGCAAGATGCTACAATATACTTCAGCAACAGTGGGTACGAAGGGTGGTACAGGAACGGTGAGGCAAATCTAGAAGGGTACGACGGGAAGGAGATGACCATGCTCAACGTTTCCATGCTTTGTCTTTCTGTGAGACGGTGGCGTGCCGACCAGACTGTTATGGGCATCACTACTCAGAGAGAAAGAGACACCTTTTCTGCACTGCTGCTGGCTTACATCGACGATGGTATGGCAAGGATGGAACTTACATTTGATCCGGCTAGGGCTAGGACCCTCTTTAACAGGTTCACAGAGATCTGCGTAGAGACCTTCAGGGGTTGCGGTTTCACGATCGAGCCATCAAAGTGCTTCCCCAGCGACAGGTTCTTCATCTTCTTAAATGAAGTCTATCTGGGAGGTAGGCATCTTGTTCATGGAGTAAGAGCTGCTGGGACAATATGTGCTCTAGGTGTGGAGAAGCATGAGTCGTTGGTTAACCTATGTGACAAGGTATCAGGTGGCGTCCGTGGTGCAGTCATGGCAGGACTAGACGCTGTTGCAGGAACCATGTTGATGGCATACCACACAAAGCTGCTTATGAGAGAGTGGGTCGGTTCTACAGACGCTGTGACTTCTGCTATATGGACCATGGCACCACGTGCATGGGGAGGGCTCGGTATGCCAAATGCGCTCCAGCTGGGTTCAAACACGTCGGGTCACGCACATGTAGAGGGTATCTCCACCTTCAACGCTTGGTCGAGGATTAACGAGAGTGTCAAGAGCTTCTACCTGAACATGTTGAGAACCCCTTTACCCTCAAGAACAGCCGAGGCAATCTTGATGAACCCGTTTAGTGCAAGGGTGAAGAGTGGGTATTTGGTCGACAGCAGGGTAACCGAGGCTGTTAGGTTACGCCTGGGACAGTTACGTGAGTCGGGAAGATTGTCGACTCTGGCGACCGAGTTTCTAGAGTTCGGTGACAAGGAGTCGTTCAAGCTGTTTGCAGATGCTGTCCTGAAATCTGCCCCAAACCAAGTCATGCAGGCTCAGTACCTCAAAGACCTGGCTGATGCACACCCGCAGTCCATCA